CTCCATAGCGTCAACGGCATCGTGGTAAGATAACAACTCTGCCCTGCGCTCTAACTTCCCACATGAATGTGTATCCTCACACTCGCATAAATCCTCATGTAGCCAAAACTCCATCCATTTTGCTATTACCTTAGCTGCATCCAGCACCCTCTGAACGTCTGGGGGTAGGTGGCGAGTGTTCCAATCAGTTATCCCTGAAGTTGCACCGCAAGAACTACAATTTATCGCGCTTGGGTGTACCTTCGCTTCTCTTCCACAAAACGGACATGGTTTAAGCATCGTCTTCCTCCTTAAAAGCAGAATTGCACCCTTCACTACACTGAAACTTTCCAGGTCTTACCAAATTTAACCATCTTTCCAAGCGTCCACTGCTGGGCTTCGCCACGCACGAACATCTCTTTGCTGCCAATCATTACCGGAATCATAATTTATCTCCTGTTAGTTGTTAATCGTACTCAGGTTTCCAAGGTCCCCCGTCAATGTCAAAGACCTCCGCATCACAGCAGTGGCTTTCCCAAGTCTCGCAGGAACCAAAAGAGTTAATTTCAATCATACCCTGGGGAATGCAATTATCGTTGCATTCTGAGCATATAGCGTCGGCTTCGTTTTCCAGGTATTTTTTTTTCATTTCTTGCCCCTGTTTGGCGTTACGACTAGCACATTATCCCCCTAGCCGGTTATTAAGCCTGGCGGTTAGGTTAGCGATGGTGTCCTGTTTCTCCAGTAGCAGTTCGTCAAGCCGGGCGATCTTCTCTTCGAGCTCTGCGACTACCGATTCAGAATAGTCCTTCATTTCAAGCATAACCTCTTCGCCGTTGCCGACGTAGTTTTCAAGTGTTTCAGTAAAATTGATCATATCGCGTTGCCTCCCATCCATACCAGTGCGCCAATAATTACGGTTAGAATTAGCCAGCCGATTATGTCCTTTGTTCTGTCTTTCATGTCATCCTCCGTCTTTAAATATTCCTGCTTCTGGTTTTCAGAATAGCACCTCCAAAAAGTATGTCAAGATAATAATAATGCTTGACTTAATTCTAGCACAGTATAAGATAGAAAAAACTCAAGGAGGCACAACATGAAGAACAAGTTTACAGTGGATATGGTTAAGCCGTTACGGGAAAGTCTTGATTTAACTCAGGACGAATTCGCGGCAGAGATTGGATGCGGATCTCGATCCGTGTCTAAGTGGGAGACAGGGAAGATAACCAAGATACAAGGGGGCTATCGCAAGGCAATGATCTTGTTGCAGAAGTACCAGGCCAGCAAGAAGGTGGCGACATGAAAAAAGAAATGACGGACGCTGAATTTTTGTGGCTCAAAGTCGACATCGTTAAAGCTCAGGAAGAACTCAAGCGGCAAACCGGCAAAACTTACCAACCATTTTAAAGGAGGCGACATGACAGAAAAAAAGGAAATACATGAGGCAGAAGAGGTCGAGGATAAGTCACACAAGGAGCGCTTTGATATGGTGGAGGTCGAGGCCAAGGCGGTAGACATAACGCCCATGAGCCTTATCCAGCAAGCACAGCAAGGGAATGCCAGTATTGAGCAGATGCAGCAGCTCTTTGACTTGCAACTGCGGTGGGAGGAGAACGAGGCAAAGAAGGCCTACCACAAAGCAATCGCAGCATTCAAGGCTGAGACGATTCTGATACTCAAGGACAAGGCAGTCGGCTACACGAACAAGGATGGCACCTTCACCGGCTACAAGCATTCGTCAATCGGGAACATTATCAACACGATCACACCGTTTCTCTCTCTTCACGGACTGTCTCATTCATGGGACATCAACCAAGACAGCAATATCTCAGTGACTTGCAGGCTTTCACACGAGGGAGGCTATTCAACAACTGTGAGCATGACGGCGGCTAAAGACGACAGCGGGAAAAAAAACGCTATCCAGCAGATTGCCAGCACAGTGACCTACCTGCAACGATATACGCTCCTGTCGGCCACAGGTTTGGCCGCAAGTGATCAAGACGATGATGGAAAGGGCTCAGGATCCGGACCCGTTATCACCGAAAGCCAACTCGCCGACCTTGAAGGTCTTATCTTGGATGTGAAAGTAGACGTGCCAAAGCTGATTACATACCTCAACAACGTTAAAAAGATGAGCATTGAGGCTTTGGAAGATTTACCGGCAGAGCATTACAATTTTACGTGTCAGGCTATCGAAACCAAGAGGGGTAAAGAATGAAACACGGAACTATTTACACGGACGTTATCCAGGGCGAGCCGGAATGGTTTGATTGCAAGCGCGGGAAAATCGGGGCCACAAGTCTAAATGATATTATGTCCAAAGGGCGCAGCGGCGGTCAGAGTGCGGGTAGCAAAAACCTCATGGCAAAATTGGCCGTTGAGCGACTGACCGGATTGACTGCAGAAACCTACAGCAACGGGGCCATGCAATGGGGTACGGACAACGAACCTCTTGCTCGGGCTGCCTACGGATTCATCAATGACGTTCAGGTGGTGCAGGTCGGTTTTGTCGATCATCCGTTTATAGATCATGCTGGCATGTCTCCTGATGGATTGTGCGGCGAGGAGGGACTGGTCGAGATAAAGTGTCCGAACACAGCAACGCATATTGAGTATCTCCGCGCCAAGGCTGTGCCGTCTGAATATGTAAAACAGGTGCAGTGGCAAATGGCATGTTCCGGCAGATTGTGGTGCGATTTTATGAGCTTTGACCCTCGTATGCCGCAGCGACTGCAATCATTTATTGTGCGAGTGTGGCGTGACGAGGCTTTAATCGATGAAATACAGACGGCGGCTAATATGTTTTTAATTGAGGTTGCTAATTTAGTGAAAGAACTTGAGGAGATGGAACTATGAAAACTTTTGACTTGCAGAAAATCGAAGCCATGAAGGCAGTTGACATTTACACCAAGGGCGGTGTTGAGCCGATCATGGAAGCAATCACGGCAGAGGTCAGGAACTTCAAGCCGGACACGTCAACCGACAAGGGGCGTAAAGAGATTGCGTCCCTCTCCGGTAAAGTGTCCAAAGCGAAAGCCGCGATGGAACGCGCAGCTGACACGTTGACAGAAGAGGCAAAGGCACTGGTCAAGTCAGTCAACACGGTCAAAAAAGATATTTCGGAGCGTTGTGCTGCACTCCGCGACGAAGCCCGTCAACCTCTCAGTGAGTACGAAGCCGAGCAGGAACGGATCAAGGAGCTGGAAAAAATTGCGGCTAAAAAGATCCTGGATGAGGCCGAAGCCCATTATCTCAACGGCATCTATGACCAGGCCCGTGATCAAGAAAAACGGCAGGCAGAGTTGGAACGCAAAGAACAGGAAATGGCCGCGAGGGAAGCAGCAATCGAAGCCGAGAAGCAGAAGTTGATTGACGCGGAAAACGAGCGCATCCGTTTAGCAGAAAAGGCCGAGTCCGACCGGTTGCAAGCGATTGAAGATGAGAAGCGCAAAATTGAGCAAGCGGCTATTGATGCCCAAGCCGAGGCCGACCGCATTGAACGTGAGCGACTCGCAGAAATCCAGCGCAAGAAAGACGAAGAGGAGCGCATTGCGGCGGCGGTCATTAAGGCCAAGAACGACGAGCGCAAACGTAATGAGCGTGTAGCTGAGCAGGATCGTGAGGCGCAGCGGAAGCGCGATGAGAACAAGCGTATCGTTACTAGAGTTCACAACAAAATCATCGACGAGCTATCTGGTGTGATTTCTACACAGGACGCACGAAAAGTTGTTGATGCCATCGCCGCCGGAAAAGTTCCGCACGTTTCAATCACATATTAAAGGGAGGCACAATGAACAAGGTAATAATTATCGGTCGGGTTGGCAAAGACCCAGAGCTAAAGTACACGCCAAGTGGTGCCGCTGTATGTAATCTTTCTGTCGCAACGACAGACCGCTACAAGAACAAGCAAGGCGAAAAGGTTGAGGATACTCAGTGGCACAATATCGTGGTCTGGCAGCAGCTCGCCGAGATTTGCGGCAAGTATCTCAAGAAGGGCTCGAGGGTCTACCTCGAGGGGAAGAGAGCGAACCGTTCTTATGACGATCGCGACGGTGTAAAGAAATATATCACTGAGATCATCGCCAGCAACATGGAGATGCTCGGAGACAAAAAGGAAACCAAGCCACAGCAGGAGCAACAACCTGCCGCGCCACCGTTTGACCCTGACGACGATATATCGTTTTAGGGACAACCAAGCCCGCTGGCAATCCGTCGGCGGGCAAATTAAAGGAGAGCCAATGCAAGGGTTTGTAAAAGGAAGATGTGTCGTATGTCAGCAACCGAAAAACTTATGCCCTTCTCACGACGCGCCTGCTCTTTACCGTAAAATCATTAAATTGCAACG